CCAGCACTACCTGCTGACCCTGCTGATCCAGCACTACCTGCACTGCCTGCTGACCCCGCTGATCCGGCACTTCCAGATGAACCAGCACTACCTGAACTTCCTGATGATCCTGCTGAACCTGCACTTCCAGATGACCCTGCACTTGCATCACGACCAGATGAACCTGATGTTCCAGATGAACCAGCACTGCCAGATGAACCTGATGTTCCAGATGAACCAGCACTACCTGAACTTCCTGATGATCCTGTTAAACCAGATGAACCTGCTTTACCTGAACTTCCTGATGATCCTGTTAAACCAGATGAACCTGCTTTACCTGAACTTCCTGATGATCCTGAGATGCCTGAGCTGCCTGATGTTCCGGCACTACCAGCAGTACCTGATGATCCTGAACTCATCTGTGTTAATATATTTGATCTCAGTATAACAGAACTACTATTTTGTCCAGATTCTATATAAAGACCATCATCAGAATTAACAGTGATATGATCAACTTTTGATACTGTATTTCCTGAAATTTTTGATTCAGTAACTTCTAATGGAGGTGAAGCTTCTCCAAATTCCAATGTTCCATTAGCAGTAACACGTAGAACATCTCCTTCTATACCTAAATTAGATTCATTTACTTCTTTTAATTCTGTTACAGATAGAATTTTTTGTTGATTAGTATCCCTAATCGTAAAATCATTACCCGATGAACTAGCAAATCCTAGAACTGCATTTTGTGTTCCTGTACCAATTTTTAGAGATTGAGTATCACCTATCGTTAGAGAACGATTAATAACTAAATTTTTGTCATCATCTATCGATAATATATCAGGATCAAAAGATAAGATTATTGTGGAAGTATTTTGTGCAGCAAATAAACCGCTTCCGGTTTTGATGGATTTGAATTGAAGAGTTACTGTGCTAGTGTCTTGTTTTACATCAGATAATATTTGAACTGTATTGGAAGAAACTGATAAGTTTTGTGCATTTGCGGTTTTTGCGTCACCTCCTCCGCCTCCATAATATTCACCCCACCCAACAGCAACTTTTTGAGCAGTTTGGGCTGCTTGAGAACCTATATTTTTAACAATAGTTTTTAATGTCTCTATTTCTTGTTTTAAAGGTTCTACCTTTGCATCATCACCTTTTTCACCTTGTGGACCTTGTGGACCTTCAAGTCCTCTCGGTCCCACAGGACCTTCAGGACCTTGCAAACCTTGTGGACCCATCTTACCGGGTTCGCCTTTTTCGCCTGTATCACCTTTAGGTCCAGGCAATCCTTCTAAACCTTTTTCCCCTCTCTCACCTTTCGGTCCTTGCTCACCTTTAATTTCAAGAACTTTTATTTTTTCACCAGTTACAGGATCTAAGATTTCTCTAATTTCTTTTATGAAATCTTGTTTAGCTCTTTTTAATTCTTTTTGAGTATATGTTAAAGAGGCAGCTAAAACTTCATTAAGTTTTAGCTGTTGGTTTTTATTATCGGTTGACATTTAATTAATCGTCTAAATTTATAGTAGAAAGAATATCATTAATAGTGTTTTTCAATTTCTCATCATTTTTACTGGAATCTATTTTTTCTTGTATAATTTTATCAATTTTCTCTTCCGTCAATAATTCTCCATTGTCATAAATTTTTGAGTCAGTCTGTAGACCCATTTTCATATCATCTTCTCCTGAAAATCTAGGATCTTCTAACTCTTTGGCAATTTCATCATCATTTATTCTTATTTCATCATCACTCATTTGTAAAATATTTCTTCTAATATAATCATTAGAATAATATTTACCGGCATATTCTGATAAATCTCTGAGTAAGTTTAATCTATCCTGTAAAACTTCATTTCTTTTTATTTCTGTAAAATGACTATCAGATTCATAATGATAATATATTTCATTTTTTATTTTTTTCCAATCATCACGATTCATGATGCCCTTCAAACTCAACTGTCTTTCTAACAATTCATCAAATAAAATTGAAAATCTATTTTGTAGTCTATTCACGAATCTTGTGAATTTTACTTCATCTCTAGAAATTTCGGTTGCTCGGCCTATAGTATAACTTGCTTCTGATTCCAATCTGGATAAAGGTACTCCGAGTGATTTGTAAAGTTTTTTCTGAAAATATATGACATCTTCAATATCTCCAAGATTTTGTCCTCCTGGTAATGTTGTAACTTCGGTTCCTCTACCTCCTTCCATTCTTGGCATCCAATAGTCTTCAAGCATAGACATATGTTTTCTATCATCACGAATTTCTCCAGTGTTAGCATCATAAACAAGTTTATTTTTATATCTAGCCATTAAATCACGCATATACTGTTCAGCACGAACTTTTGGTAAATTACCTACATCTACATAAAAAATTCTTCTTTCAGGAGCTCTAGATATACGATATATTACCAATGAATCTTCTATCATCCTTAACATATTCAAAGGTTTAATAGCTTTATGTAAATATGATAAAACTAAAGATTTATTAGAATTTAATAATCCTGAATGAAAATATACAATGGAATCTATTGAAATTTTTAATCCTGATGCTGCATTAGTAAATGCAGTACCCATAGTTTGACCTTGTGACTGATAGATTCCTTTTTCATTGTATACATAATATTCTTGAATTTGTTTTTTAGTGGAACCGTCAGGAAGTCTGGTTGTTTGGTTTTCTCTGATTTTTTTTATTTTGCGAGGATCCAAAAGGCGTAATTCATATATACCTTTTTTTGGATTTTTATCATCGATCATCACATGATAATACATTCTGCCATCAATATACCATCTTCTAAATAAATCATAACCTACATTTTGAAAATCTAATAGTTTTGTAAGTTCTTTGAATTCAATTCTAATTTTATCTTTTATATTTTCAGATAAATTTAAATTATCTAATTTAATATCAACTATAGGTTTATCTTTAATAGATATGACCGCTTCATTAACAATGTCATCTATGGCATTTTCAACTTCTGCCTGTATAGCCATATCTCTATAACGATTTATTAATTCTGTTTCACTTTTTATGGCACCTTCAGTATCAATATAAGTTCCATAAACTCCTCCTGAAGCGACAGTAACAGCACCATCATCACGTTCTGCCTCTGCAAAAGTTTGTATTTTTACATCTTTTTTTTCTTTTTTTCCAATAGTAAAGCCGAAAATGTCAATTGCCATGTTTATTCCTGAAATGCAAGTGAATAAAATATTACTGTTTTATTTATTCACTTGCAAAATCAGAAAATATTACATATTTACATTTGTTTGTTAACTAATATTAACCGGGTCTGGACCTACATTAGATAAATTTGCATTAGTTGGTGTTGTTGCTGTCCAATAATCATAAGCAAAAGTTACAGTAAATTCTTCAACGGAATCATTATCACCCCAGTCCAAAGTTATTTCACTAATATCTATAGGAAATAAATTTTTAAATTCATATTGTCTTTGTATAATCGGAGCATTTTCATCTCCTATTTTTGAAAGTTGATTAACTATTGCAGAATCTGCTAAAGAATAACCAGCATTATCAAATCTATAATTTTCTTCATGTAAATTAATAGTACTCATCCAATCTTCAAAAGCGGAACGATAAGCAAAACTTTCATCATTTATCACTGTTACCGTCCAATCGGCAAAAGTTCTATTTCCTGCCAATTTCACTTCTCTGCCAAAATATGGTACTGTTACAACACCTATAGTAGATCCAGGTATTGATGCTGCCCTACAAAAAAACCTAAAATCTCCATTAGTATTTTCCCTAAAATAATTTGATAAAGCAGGTATTTGAACCTCAAACAAATTTGGTCTTGCGCCATCTAGTGCCATCGCACTTCTAAATGATGAAACATTAAAAGCCATTTGTATTTCTCCTTAATTAAATTGCATTTATTACTTCATTGAATTGAACACCAGTGCCCACTGCCACAAAGTTCAAATTAATGAAGTTAATTGATCTTGTTGGTTTTACGAAAATATCTCCTCTAAATTCATTTCTATCTATGACATTTGGAGGATTGTTTGTAGTATCACATACAACTTTATAATCAGTTATACCTCTTCTACTTTTTACTTCTCTTAAAAAAGGAGTTACTATGCTAACAAAACTCGCTCTTGTAAAATCATCATTAAATTCAAAAAGAGAAAATTGTGCGGCATTGGCTATTGCTTTTTCTAGAATGATAAACAATCTTCTAACATTTATTCTATCAAAAGCTGAAGGTCTACTTAAAAGAGTTTTATCTCCAAAAAGTATAGTACCACCACCAGGTAATGAAATTACAGGATTAATACCTGCAGAATATAATAAGTCACGCTCTGCATTGTTTGGATTGAATGCTAATTTTGTGACATTTTTAACATTTCCTCTAGTAAAACCAGCCGGAGAAATATAAGGATTAATATTATCAGATTGCGCACATAAACCCGCAATATCTCCATTCAATGGAACCCATCGATAAACACCTGAAAACCTATCGAATGCATACTTGAAGTTTCCGTCCATTACAGCATAACTAGAACTAGGAAAAGATTTTCTTCTATTTACGATACTAGTAGTTTCATTACCTTTGGTAGCAATATCTGAATATTGCGGAGAAACAAATGCGACACAATCTTTTCTATGCTCACATATATCATTTATAACATATGTGCAAACATCATCAGGGTGATCTCCACACATTATCAAAGATACGTCAACATCTTCAGGTTTTCTAAAATACGTATAGGCATTTACTATATCAACAAAAGCACGTATATCCTGTCCGAAGACAGGATCTTTAAAACCATCAGATCCACCAGAAAGACTATAGGTTGCTATTCCTTTTTTTCCTGCATTAGAATATGCTCCATTAAAAGGAAGTCTTCTGAGAACAACTGAGGTGTTGACTCCCTGATCATTTTTTTCATAGAGAATGTCACTAAAACCGTCTAAAACGGTTCCCCACTCCATTGATATATCAAAAAGTTCATTATCATCAAACTCAACGCCAAGATTAAAGCAATCGGTCCGATCACCAATCCCATCATGGTCTCCCCATCTGAGATATTGAGAATTTTGACTTATAACATCTCTATAATAAAGTGTGGTAAGATCATCATTGGTCGCATTTGCACAAACTGATACATTTGGATAAGTTTCCAAAACAGATGATGATGATTTTGCACCAGCACCTCTATTATCTTTAGTTCCTGTAAATACCCCGTCCTCATCTACAACTACTACATGAATTTCATCATTCAAATTTTTATTTTGAGTTCTGTTATAACCAAATTTAGATGTTAAAGGAGGATTTTCAAAAAGTGATCTAAATTCCCATTCTCTACCAAATGCAGTGCCAGCGAGAATTGATCTTATCAAAGGTTCAGTAACTTCTAGCGAGGTTTCAGTTGTTATCGACTTTACTCTTCTCTTATCAGATGTTCCAGAAGCATCTACAAAAGTTATTAAATCACCTACGGATAATTGTTTTTGAAAAAATGTTCTTGTTCCTGTGATTGTTGTAGAACCTGTTTCTCCTGTTATCGTTCCAAACATTGAACTAGAAGGAGTTTCAAATGCAGATCTTGCATGTCTAATAATTTTGTTTGATGGATATGAACTTGTTCCTAACAAATTTTCAACAACTGTTGCATCTGTATCTGAATATTTTACAGCTCTAAATACAGTATTACTGAGAACTGCTGTGACTATTCCTTTGATACCGACAAAAGCATCATCGTCACCTTGAATGCCTCCTGATAATTCTATGACATCATTAACTGCTATATTACCATCAAAATATATTACTTCAGTACTTGTAAATTCATCAGAACTGGCTGTTGCCGTAAAGGTGCCAGGCAATTCAATAGATGTGTTTGCATCTAAAATTACACTTCCATCCGTCTGAACCCGAGTATTTGCTCTATCAGGCATACATATGCTGACTTTTAGGGAATCTCCATTATAACCTGCATATTTTGCTATAAAAGAAATTCCGTCAACTCCTGAAGAATAATTTTTATCATAATCATCTTGATTTTTAATTAATTGCTGCGCACCAGTTGTAGTCGAATTAAATGCTCCACCATTGGTATTTGCAGCTCTAATAACTTTTAAATTATTTGAATAACTTAAAAAATTTGAACAAGTCATAACAGAACCGTAAGTGTATGCATCTGTTTTTCCAAACAATTGTGTTAATTGATTTGAATCAGTAATGGTTACCACTTCTTCAATGGGTCCCCACAAAAAATAACCTGCATATCCTCCTACTGATGTAGACGGAATAGGTACTCTAGTGGTTAAATCTATTTCAGCGACCGATACTCCCGGACTTACCATGAATGCCATACTTTCTCCTAAATTTGTTGTTAATTTTGTTAACTGAATATATTTATTATTTTGATGTTTTTAAATTGACATTTATTTATCTTAATATAAATATTTTAATGTTCAATATTAAAGATAAAAAAAGATTTGATAAAAAAATCATAAAAACAGAAGATTGTCATTTCTGGATAGCAAGTAAAACAAAACAAGGTTATGGAATGTTTTCTGTGAATGGAAAATCAATACCAGCACACAGATTTTCATATTTATTGCACAAAGGAGAAATTGATTCTAATTTTATTGTTCATCAAACATGCAATAATACTTATTGCGTTAATCCTGAACATTTAATATTAAAATTAAAAAAAGATACAAGAAAAAATTTTTATACGATAAGAATAAATGAAGAAATGATTTTTAAAGAATCTATAAGATACTTGGATAAAATTAAAAAAATAAGACCTGATTTAAAAAAAGATGTTGAACAAATGATAGAAAAAATAAAAAATTCATATAATGTTTTACGAATAAATATTGAAAATTAAAAGTTATCTTCGAAAGTAAATTCTCTTTCAATTATCCATTCTTGATTTCCCATGCGAGTTGTTTTAGGTTCATATGATTCTAGTCCATCATTAATAAAACCAAACGGTATTAGATTTGCTTCTGCTTCAATTAATTGTTCAGCATATAGTTTTTCCCTTAAATCCAGATCTGTTATTTCGGTAAAATATTTTTGATTGACTAACCAACCAAATAAAAATAATGTTGTTACAAGATCATCATGATATCCTTCATCGGCTTCATAACTTTGTCCTTTTGCCACAAAAGTTGTTAATTCCGTAATTGTATCTAAATCATGTATTAATAGTTTGTCTGTTTCAATCAAATCCTTTAATGTTGAACACCCTTTTCTTTTAACTTCCTTTGTCGTTCTAACACCTAATTGCGCACCTTTACCAAAACCTGCTCCCAAAGTTTGACCACTTCTGCCCATTACACTACTTTGAAAAATATGTTCATACATTATTTCATGATGTAAAATATCTGCAACTTGTCCACCAATATCATTTGTTTCGACTAATATATAGGCTTTATTATAATATCTACAAACATT